TCAGGCGACGGCCGCGAAGCTCTTCTCGAAGATCTCGAAGACCGGCCCGAAGTGCTCGGGCTGCATCACGCCGACCGGGGGCAGGAGCCGCAGGTGGTAGGGATCGTGTCCGCAATAGAACGCGATCACGCCGTCCGCGAAGAGACGGTGCAGAAGCTTCATGATCTTGTCCTTGTCGCCTCCGAACGGCGTGAGCCGCATCATGCCGCCCGAACCGGAGACGACGTGGGTCATGCGTCCGCCCATCGAGGTGCGCACCGGGGGGAACCACTCGGGATGCCGGGCGACGAAGGCGTTCGCGTGGTCGCGCCAGGCCTTCTGGAGCTTCGCGATCCTGCCGTCCGGACCGTAGTAGCCGCCGTCCCTGAGCCGGGTGAGGGCGGCGAGTCCGACGGCGATCGCTGATCCGCTCGCCTGGAAGGTGCCGCTCAGGAGGCCGGGCTTCGGGTTCATGTCCTTCGTGTAGAGGACGGCGCACGCCTGACTCATCTTGCCGATCGTGACGACGTCGATGTACTCGCCGAGGCCGAGCGCCTCGAAGGCGAACATCGAAGTGGTTCGGCCGAAGGTCTGCACTTCGTCGTCCCAGACCGGGATGCCGTGCTCGCGGCAGAGCTGCATGAGCGGCAGGAAGAACTCGCGCGGTGCCGTGTTGAAGCCGCCTTCTCCCTGCACGAGTTCCATCACGAAGCACGAGTGCTGCTTCGGATAGCGCTGGATCATCTGCTTCAGGTGCCAGACCGCCATGTCGATCGAGCGCTGCCCGAGATCGGGGTCGTAGAACGGCATGTAGTCGACGAGCACGTTCAACGGGACGCCGACGCGGTAGGCGGGCCCGTCGCCGATCTGCGCCATCGTCGTCGAGCGTCCCATGAAGCAGTCCGCGAACGCGATGACGCGCGGAGCTGCGTTCGTCTTCTGCTGGCAGACCTTGAGGGCCGACTCGTTCGCCATGCAGCCGGAATTCGTGGTGAAGCAGTACGCGAGCTTCGAGCTTCGGGCGGCCTCTGCGACGAGGAGTTCGGCGAACTCGATCGAGTCCGCGTTGAACTGGAGGTTCCCCTGCATGACCGTGTCCGCGAGAGCGGAGCGGAGGTTCGCTTCGACCATCGCAGGATCTCCGTGCCCGAACATGTGGACGCCGATCCCGTTGATCAGGTCCCACTTGACGCTGCCGTCCAGGAGTTCGACGAGCGGGCCGTTGCCGAAGCCGCTGCCGACGTAGGGGTAGAGCGCAGGACGCCCCTTCACCTCTGCCGACCGACGCAGCCAGTCGTCGAGCGTCGCCTTCGCGTCGCCGACCGGCGGTCGGGCACCGGTGATCGATGCCTGCCGGGTCCTGAGCTCCTTCAGGATCGACGCGATCGCAGCCTCGACGACCGGACACGTGGCGAAGGTGGAGGCCGAGGAGGGCTGAGCGGTGGCGGCTGGTGCGGCGGTCATGGCGGATCTCGTAGGTCGTCGTCGATCTTCGGCGGGTCCCCAAGGCGAGGGGTGAACACCCGACGGCCTCCGCTTCACCAAGGCCCCTCGTCGGGGTCCGGGCGGCGGAAGGGACGCATGGTAGTCGGCGGAGGACGCCCCACGCGACCCCTCCGGGCTTGTGTCCGCCGTCGTCTGCGATGGTCCGCGACCGCCCGAATCTCCGGGCGATTCGGGCGTCGGCAGCACCGCCAACGACCCGCCCTCGTCGCCTTCATCGTCCGCCGACGTCTGCTGCGGTCCGTCGATTGTTGCAGCACTGGTGCAGCGGTGTGGTCGATTTTCCGGCACGTCGGGCACCCCGAGACGGTGTTCGAGAAGCCCGACGCCGGCCGCCATGTCCGCCTGGCTCATGTGGGTGTAGAACTGCATGGTGATGTTGATGCTCGAGTGACGCATCAGCCGCTGCGCGACCTGCGGGAGCACGCCCGCCTTCGCGAGCGACGTGCCGAAGGTGTGCCGCAGGCAGTGAAAGTCCGCCTTGCCGTCGTGCGTGAGCTTCGCGATGCCGGCCGCGGCGTAGTCCCGCCATGGAATCCGCGTCTCCGCAGTCCCCGAGAGAAGCGGCCACAGCGGCGCGTCCGGGTCTTTCCGCGCCAGCCACGGGCGCAGCCGCTCGACCAGCCACGCCGGCAGAGGTTGAGCCGCCGCCTTGCCGTTCTTCGACGCGCTCGCCGCAAGGTGCACGTGGGGCTGCAGCGCGTCGAACCGGAACGAACGCGGCGTCAGCGACGCGCACTCCGCACGCCTGAACCCCGTCGACGCGGCGAACATATAAGCCATGCACCGATCCTCGCCGGTCATGCCGCCGAACTTGCGCGGGCTCGCGAGCGCCGCCCGGTAGATCGCTTGCAGCTCGTCCGGCGTGAACGCTCGACGCCGATAGGTCCTGCTCAGCTCTTCGTTCGCCTTCACCATGGTCTTCAGCGGATCGAGCGGGAGCCGGTCGAAGAGGAACAGCCACCGAGAGAATCGCTGGAGATACGCGCAGTCGCGGTTCACGGTCGCCGGGGAATTGCCCTCGCTCCTGCGCTGCGCGAGGAGCGCCTGCACCGATGGCGCGGTGATGTGCTGCACTCGAGTCCACTTGGCTACCCGCGCCGCCCACCGAATCGTGGCGAAGAGCCGCACCAGATGCCGTTCCGTCCGTGGACGCGGCAGCGTGCGCATGTGCTCCTCGAACGCGTCGATGTGCTCGGCGAGCGGGCGTCGGGCGTGGTCGTCGAATGGGAGCCCGCCGGCTTCGCGAGCTTCGCCCTGCCTGAGCCAGTCGTCGGCCACGCGCTGCGCAGCCTTCTGGTCACGCATCCTCGTCGAGTAGCGGCCCCACCGCCCGTCGCGGTAATCCCACGCCATGTAGACGGATCGGCCCTTCTGGCGCCAGATCGAGCCGCGGCCCTGGCCGACGCGCGTCGCCGCTTCCTTCGGCTGGCGCTTCATGCTCGCGCCTTCCTGCGACGCACGTCCGGCGGGTCCTCGAGTCCTTCGGCCGCGACCCGCGCGATGTCGGCAACCGACCAGCGGCGCAGCCGACCGCACGCGATGCGTGGAGCCGGCAGCCGCTTGGACTTCAGCAGGACGTAGAACGTCGAACGGCTGATGCCGAGCATCGCCGCAGCCTCGGCCGCGCCCACGGCGACAGGGGCGATGGTCGGTGCGGTGGGCGTAGGTGGTCGCTCTGCGTCCATGCGGGACCGGTGTAGTGGTTGGGTGAGGACGGGAGCGGCGGCACGACGCCGCCCCCATCCCCACCGTGCAAGGAGGAAGGCGCCGGCCCGCCCGTCGGCGAACCGGCGCAGCAAAAGAGAGTGTTCCGTCAGCTCGGGCGGTCGATGTGGTGCGCGGAGAACGGGACCGGATGAGGCCACTCGGCCCACTGCACCCACACCTTCTGGACCGATGCACGCTCCACCGACGTGAGCGGCTCGAAGAGCGGAAGGTCGCACGCCGTCTTCACTGGAGCGCTGATGCCCGACGCGATCATGTACTCAGCGTCGACGACGCTGTGCAGTTGCACGGCTGCGTCCACGAAGATCGGGACGCGTGCGGACTCGGAAGACTTCGGAATCGCATGCGAACCATGAATCACGATCCCCGGACGCGGCCCCACGCCGACGCCGTGCACCATGACGATCCGGCACGGATCGGCAAACCGCGTCGACGGCAGCGGCAGATTCGCGATCGCGGTCTGGTCCTCGCTCGACAGATCGTCAAAGTCGATCGTCGACTCGTCGGTCGTCTCGACCCCGCTCGGGGCGTCGGTCGCAGGTTCGGTCGGTGCTTCAGTCGTCTCGTTCATGCGTGCTCTCCAGTCCGCTCCGCGAGAAAAAGCCGCCCGGGCGGCGGAGCGACCGCCCAGGCAGCGAAGGAGTGTTCCGTTCATGCGGGCGCTGGCGTCCGCTCCGCCTTTGCGGCCAGACGACGCTGGATCTTCGCCCGCCGCTCGACCAGCCGATCGGCGGCCGCGCACGCCTCGAGCTCGGGGTGCGTCACGCGCACCGAGAGCGGGGCAACGATCGCGATGCGCGTCCGGTGCTCGAGATCGGGTGCGATGACCGCGACGTCGCCGCCCGGCAGATCGAGCTGCAACACCTCGCCCGGATAGACCGTGACGGTCAGCGACGGCACGCGACACCCCGCATCGGAGGGAGCGACGGGATCGACCACACGATCGCGGTGAACGCCGCCAGAACGATGACTGCCGCGGTCCAGCTCAACCCCATGAGCACGAGCGCGGGCGCCGTCGCGAGCCCATACAGCCCGCCGAGGCAGAACGATCCGAGGAGTCCGAGTACGCGATCCATGCGTGTCCTTTCGAGTTGGAATCAGGAAAAAGTCCGCCCGCCGTCAACGGGACGACGAGCGAGCCTCGTGGGTGGGGGCTGTTCGGGAGGATTTCGCCCGCCTTCGGGGTTGCTTTGCACCCGTGCGCGGCGCATGCTGTCGGGTGTCGTTCACGGACGGCGACGCCGCGATGCGAAGCCCCAGCTCGCACTCCTGCTGCTCATGGCTGAGCTGCGAGAAGTACCGAACGACGCCACCGAACAACTGATGGTGCGGCACGCGAAGGCGCCTGCTGAGGCTCCGAAAGCATTCGGCGTCGGGGACTGACACCGTCACCGTTGTGGTCGGCAGCATGATGAATCACTGTAGCCACTGCATTGCAGTTGTCAATACCCATTCGTGAAATTGCAGTGGCGCAAATGATTGCAGTGCCTAAGTCGTTGTTTGCGAGACAGTTAGAGCGTGGATAGGTTGCACCTATGCCAGCAGGCAAACCGGTCCAAACCTCGACCCGATCGCCACAGAAGTGCTTCACCTTCAACACGGCTCGCCAGCCGTTTGAAGCGTGGTGCGAAGCGAACGGCTACGACCAGAACACTGTCGCCCTCGCGGGATGGATGGTGCTCCAGTCGTTGACGCACGACCAGCGCATGCAGTGGTTCGCCAAAGTGCGCGAGGCGATCGCCCGAGACTGGAAACCGGAAAAGCAGGAGGCCCCCGCGGCATCCGCCGCGGAGGGGAAGTCGAGCCCGGTCGATGGGACGCCGACGTCGCGGCCGTCATCGCGCCGGGCGGCTTCGTAGTTGCGATTCTGAAGAGCCTCGACCGGCGACGCGGTGTCGCCGATCGCCGAACCGGCCCCGCCGACCGACGACGACGGCGGGCACAATGACGCGAAGGAGCCGCACAGCCGTGCCTTGGGAGCAACTGTTTCCGACGCCGCTTTTCTGGTGGTGCCTTGGGATCGCCATCGTCTGGCGTTTGATCGATGCAGCCAAAACACGCTACACGACGGTCAGCGGCGTCGACGACAACACGACGCTTGTGCAGTTCGATCTGCCGCTGTTGGTGCTTGCCGTCGCGTTCATCGTGCTCGTGATCGCCTCGGGCTTGACGACGCGGTGGTTCACGCCGATCACGACCGGGCTCGCGGCCTTGTGGGGCTCTCCGTTCGTCTCCGTCATCATTCTCAAGGCGATCTCAGTCGTTGTTCCCGCCCGTCGGAAAGACCCCAGGCTGCGTGCTTTGGCGCGAGCCATGGCTCGGCACGACATTCTGATGATCGAGCTGGCCATCGCCGCGGAGCAAGCGGAGTGTGCTCGGGGGGCGGCATCACCGCAGACGCCACGGCCACACGAACGTACCCGGCCCGCCATCGCTTCCGCATCTACCCACGTGGAGCAGACTGCACCAGCGCCACCGGCGCAGCCAAACGGCTTGCCGGCATCCAAGCTGGCCAATGTCGACACGGACTTTCCGCCTGTCGCCCGGGCGGCGCCCTCGTCGCAGCGCATCCTGTGAGCCGATCCCGCACCGACGTCAGCTCTCGGGCTTCATCGGCCACAGCTTCAATGCAATCGTCGTCTCGCGGGTGACGCGAAACCGCGTCCCTGCGGGTTGCTTCTCCGCCGTCGTCTCGATCAGCGGCAAGAGCGCCGCCGCGACCACGACTTTCTCCAACACTGGCCGCTGGCACAGCGTCGACGGCAACCAAAATCCAGTCACGCCGCACTGCGGCAGGACGATCGGGAGCGGCTTGCCGAGCGATGCGTCGCGCCCACGCCCATGATCAAACGTCACCACGACTGCTCGATCGAGCCGCTGAACAATCGGCCCCCACGTCTCGTCGCGCACGCCGCGACCGTCCCCGTGGCCCAACTCGCGGAGCAGCTCGGGCAGGTAGGTGATCTCCAACGGAGTCCGCAGAAACGAACTGTTCAGGCCGCGCAGGTGCTCAACGCCCCGCGGCGAGAAGTTCTCGTCGAACACGACTTTCACGCGGCTTTCCCAATCCTGTTCCTGAAGCGCACCGCGAGACGCACCTCTTCGACGCCGACGCCGAACATCACCGCGGCGCGCAACGGAGAGCCCTCGCCTTCCGCCACGTCGCACAAGGCCTGCACGCCGACGTTGCCGGGCGAGACCACCGGCGCGCCCATGTTGAACTCGGGGCTGAGCACCACGGCGCAGCCAGCTCCGCGCATCGGCATCCAGCGAGAAGCTCGCCCGTCTCTCGGGTCGTAGGCGACCTGCTTGAGGATCGGCTCGACCACCTTTGGAATCAACAAGTTGGCTCGGTGCCGCCCAGTGAGCTGCACGAACTGCTTTGTTTCTTCGCCCAGTTCCAGCACGAGCTCGCGGCCGAACTTGAGGAGCCGGTGCCGACGCGCAAGCGCGAAGTCGATCCCGTACTCCTCCTTGGCCCGCCGCATCGCGTCCCGCAGCCTTGGAAGCGGCACGTCGCGGTGCTTTCGGATCCGTTGCAACGCGACAATCTGAATGAGATCGATGAACGACAGGACGCCTGATTCAGTGCCGTAGAAGGCCTCCAACGCGGCCTGTCCCATCGTGTCGCCGAGGAGCCACCGCCGCACCTTGGCTGGCGACTCGACGCCCGCGAGGGCAGAGACCTGCGCCGGTGTGTACGCACCCCACGAGAAGTTGGGTCCAAGCCCCTGTTGCTGCACGCCTCTCTCCTCGGCCAATCCAGTGTCTCCCAATGAAGACGTCTGTGGACAACTGTACACAAGTTGGCGACAGCGCCGCAGAGGGGCGATTCCAGTACGGAACCTGTTCGGACCGAGTTCGCTCAGTCGGTGGCCGCACCTAACCGCTCGACCTCCCGCGCCGCCCGGACCACTTCGGCCCGAACCAAGGCGGCCCCGGCCTGAAGCTCCGCCTTGATGCCCTGGTCGTCCGTGGACCGCTGCACCTGCTTCATGTCGCGCAGCAAGCGCTCCGCGTCGCGGACCATCTCAAACAACGCGACCGCGTCTTGGTTATCGTCGAGATAACGGTCGATGAATGCCGGGTCCGGATGCTTGAGCGCGCGTTCGACTCGAACAACGCCGTCTCGGATGCCGCGATAGCGCTCGTGCACGCGGCGGTCGTCGCGCGAGCCGTCCTCGATGAATCGACCGACGATCGGGGCGTTGCCTGCCGTCCGCGGCTGCGCGCCGCCGGCAAAGTCGATGCTTCGCTTCACGAAACGACCGAAGCCGCCAAGGTAGTAGCCGATGACGTACTCGATCTGGTTCGGACTGAAGTCGAGGAACCCGGCATCGATGTCGTTGCCGCCCGTGGCTTCGTTCAGCCACTGCGCGAAGTCCGCCGACCACTGCGACGTGCCGTCGAACATCTCCTGGCTGCGCGGCAACGGCGTCGACTCGAACGGCGATGCGCCCGGGCTGATCGGGCGACCCGCATAGTCGGCGTTCATCGCAAGCTCGACGAGCGGCCGAAGCTCGGACGGAGCGAGCGCCGACACCGGGTTCTGACCGACGTTCGAACCCCCCAGTGCGTTGACGAAGTCCATCGTCGCCACGAACACGCTCGCCATCGCTTCGCCGGGGTCGAGCTCGCCCGACCAAACGTCGTGCATGGTCGTCCCGATGTAGAACGGCAGATTGAAGCCGAACGGCATCGGGATCGACACCATGGAGCCGTTGAGGGCGGGCAGGTACAGGTTCGTCGCCTTCTCGTTCCCGCGCAGGAGATCCCAGCGGGCCATGCCGGTCTCCTCGTCGTCGCCGCCGAGCGCCCGGGCGAGCACGGCCGACAAGAACCCGGCCGCCACCAGCCCCGGCAACGTGATTTTTCCGCGCGTCGTCTGCGTCGCCTGATGCACCGACCGCATGCCTTGGATGGCGGCGTTCGAGTAGAGGTAGAGGGTGTTGAGGACGAACCCGGCGTCGCCCATCAATCCGAAGTCGACCGTGACCTCGCGTGCCGCAAGCGCGGCCTGCGCCGGGGTCCAGCCCCGCTCCGACAACGTCGCGAACAACGCGACGCGATTGGCCAGTTCGGCGGCACGGAACACGGATTCGTAGTGGTTCCACGCGGTGCGGAGCGCCGCCTTCGCCGTCTCCCACGATCCGCCCGCGATCGCCCGCTGCATCTTTTCGAAGTCGCGGGACCGTTCCTTCAGGCCCGACTCCCGCCAGTGCAGGGTCTCCCCGCCCGCAGCGACGAACTTGCCGTACCAGCCAGAGGGCCGCCGGTCCTTGGCGGAGTCGGTCAGGACGTTCCAGAACGACGGCAGGTAGCGGCGATCCGCTTCGAGCGCGACCCGGCCTCCGTAGATCGCGTAGTTGCGCAGGTTTGCGTGCCCGAAGTCGCGCACGGCATTCACGATCGCGAACGGCGGATTTCCCGGGCCCGTGTTCACGAATCGGCGGACGCTGTTGATGACTCCCAGCACGCGCATGAAGACGTTCGGATCGGGCACGTCGCGGATCGCAGCAGCGAGCGCCCGGCTGTCCAAACGCATGATGACCAAGTCGCCCTTCGCGTATTGATGGCCGTCGTGCACGAACGCCCTATCCGTGAAGACCCCGACGTGATTGGGGTTGTCCTTCCACATCGGATCGAGCTGCTCCTGCACCTTGCCGTTGACGACCACGCGGCGGGTCGGACGCACGATCGAGACGATGCCCTCGTCGTCGAGGTACGCCCGCGACAATCGCAGCATGTGGTTCCACACCTTGTTGCGCTCGACGCGGCGCAACGTGTCCTCGTGCACCGAAGCAATCTGCGCGAGGATGTTCTGGGCTTTCGACGTGCGACCGAGCGCCTTCGGCATTCCGCGCCCCAGGCGGTACCCCTCGCGCATCGGGTCGGACTCGTCCTCGGTGTGGTCGCTTGCCAGACCGCGGAGCGGCACGTAGTGCTTGTAGGTGTGCACCAGCCTCTGGTAGACATCCTCGGGCGTCAGGCCCGTCTGTCGCCGCATTTCGAGGTGCTGCCTGAGGTACGCGTCCCAGCGAGCCGCCTCCGCCTCCAACCGCGGCAGAAGCCCCTTCGACGCGAAGCTCGCCATGATGGCCGACGCCTCCACGTCGCTCATGCCCGAGCCGTCGGTCAGTCCGGGGTTGATCTTCGCGATGTACGCGTTCCGCTCGGGCGCATGGCGCGCGTAGAGGTAGTTGCTCAGCATCTCCGCGGACAGGCCGAGGTCGGGAAGCGCCTGCAACCGCTCCATGTACTGCCGCTCCAGCTCCTTCTGCAGCGCGCCCAGCCGGCCGCGAAGCAGGCGTTGCTGGAGGTACGGATTGAATGCGTCGGGCAAAGTCTTGCCAATCGTCCGTTCGAGTGCGCTCTGCATGCGTCGCAGCTCCGCGAAGCTGTCGACGACCGTGCGTTCGATCCAGACATGCGCCCCGCGCCACTTCACACGGTCCTGCTCGATCGCGTCACGCAGCCCGGCCGCGTTCTGGAAAAGAAAACGACGAATGCTCGCCAGGCCGTCGATCGGCTCGCCACGCGGAAGCGGCGCATCGTCGTCGGCACCTGATTGCTGCTGCATTTCATCCGCCAGAAGCTGCGAGCCAACGTCCACCGGCCGTTGCGGGAGCTCCGGCGTCGGCGTCTCGACCGTTGATCCCGCATCGTCGGTCGGCGTCGGTGCAAGCGGCCGAGGCGACAGTGGCGGGTCCGGCAATTGCGGGCTTGTTCCGCCCGGTGGAGGAGGCTGTTCTGGCGCGGGAGACGGCCGCTCGTCCTCCAGCCTGAACGCGCGTCGCAGAGATTCGTCTGCGTCGAGGGGCTCAAGCTGTATGCCGCCGTCAAACCCGAGCATCGGACCATCACTTCGGTCAAGACCGAGGAGGTCTACCAGGTCGGCCGAGCGACCCCGAAACTGCCTTGGACTCAACGCATCGAGCGCTCCGACCACCGCCATGACCGCCCCATCGCCGAAGCCGGGCGGCGGCGTCATCGACTGCTGGTCGCGGAAGTGGTCCAGCAACGTGTCGCCCGAAGACTTCCACGGACCGAACGCCTCGGCCGCAGTCCTCAGCACGGTCCTGACGCGTTCTCCGCGACCGCCGTCCGCTTGGATTGCCCGCAGAAGATCGGGCAGCGCACCCATCAGCGCCCTCCGAACGGATGGCGTCGTCCGAGACAGAACCGATGGATCGTCGATGATCGTCGCTAGGAGCGTCCGCTCGATGACGAGCTTGCCCTCGTCGTTCAGGCGGAAGCTGCGTCCCTCGGTGAACCGAGGCAGGTCCTGTTCGCTCCAGACGCCGTCGGCGACGAATGCGCGAACCATGGTGGCGGCAGCATCCGGGTCGGCTAGGACTTCTCGAAGGCTTGGACTCTCGCCGTTCGCCGGGTTGAGGAGCCGTCCGATCGTCGCGGCCGTTCGCGATGTCAGCTTGTTCGCTCGACTCACTGCTTCCGTCGCCGTCGACTTGCCGGTCGTGAGGCTCTCGTTCAGGATCCGGCTCAGTTCGCCCGGCGCGTAGGTGTCGCCGACGACGCGGACGATGAGCGGCTGCGCGAGGCCTTCGACCGACAGTCCGAACTTCGCGGCGGCGGCCTGCATGCCCTCACGGAGCCGGTCCGCCTGTGCACCGTCGCGGCTGTAGGCGAGCTGCACCGCCATGGTGCGGGCGTTGCCGCCGTAGACGACGCCCGAAGGGCTCACGACGGGCGGCCCGTCGACAGGCGTCGGCGTGTCCGTCGTCAGCAGCTCGGGATCGGGATTCGAAGCGATCCGCTCGACGGTCTCGCGCGAGGCGCGGCCTTCGACCGGATCGTCGTAGGGGCGTTCGTTCAGGTCGCCGTCGGGATTGCGGGCGAAGTTGCGTCGCGCGTCGTGCGACGGGATCAGCTCGTCGGCTTCGATGGCGGCGTAGCGGGCTTCGAGGACGCCGCCGGACGCAAGGCGGAGAGCCGTGGCGCGTCCGAGGCGGGTCGAGCGAGGTCCGCCCGCATCCGCCGCTCGATCGCCTGCATCTGCTCCCGCTCCGCCGTCGGATCCGTCGGTCGCTTCGGTTGGGGCGTCGGTTTGCTCATCGGCGACAGGATACTCGTCGACCGTCGACGTGCCAGGGTTCGCAAGCGGAATCGACTCCGTCGCCGACGTGGGGCCGGCAGCGGACTCAGGAGCGATCGGAAGATCGGGGGAGGACGTCGGCCCCTCTGCGAGGGGGATCGCCCTCTGGCGAGGCACAGCGGCCGTCGTGAAGGATCGTGCGGCCTCGCTCGCTGCGCGAACCGTCTCCTCGGTCGCCGCGGCACGAGCGGCCGCTCGATCGGCGACGACGCGGACGAGCTCGAGTTCGGCATCGGCGACGCCTCGCGCCCGCTGTTCGATCTCGGCGAGAAGCTGCTGCGCGATCCGGCCGCGGAACCCGAGCCGCGTCAGCCGATACGCGACGTGATCGACGAACCGACTCCACATCCGGCGGGCCTGCCGCTCGGCGGGCGTCGCGCTCACCGCCTCGACCGCTCGGCGGACGGTCGCCGACTCGAGCGCCTGCGTCGTCGCCTGCGGCACTTCCTCGATCGCCGCAAGCCGTGTGGCTGCGTCCGGACGCCGTCGAGCGGCGGCCGGGTTCACCGCCGCCGGCGGACGAACAATCGATGCGAGTGTCGGCGCGCCTTCGACCGCATACGTGTCGGCCGTCCCGGCGATCCGAGCCGGTGCCCGACGCGGTGCTCGCCCTGGTGTTTCGACCGCTGCCGGTCGTGGCGCCGGCGTCCCGATCAGGAGTTCGGGCGCCGATCCACCTTGCTCGAGGTACTGGCTCGCAGCCCGCAGGCTCGTCGCTGGATCGACCGCCGCGAGCTGGCGGGCGTATCGGCGCGCGCCCGGCTCGCCTCGCTGCAGCGCGTGCATGGCCTCATGCCAGAGCGTCGCCATCATGCTCCGACCCGTGAACCGGCCGTTCCGGTCGGTCGCGAGGTAGAGGGTGTTCGGGGTCTCCGGATCGAACCACCCATCCAGCGGAAGGTCGATCTCGCGCGACTTGCCGGTCGCGGACCGCACGTTCGCCTTCCCGGTGAGGACGACGACGTCCTTTCCGAGCCCGCGCCAGCGTTCGACCATCGCCCGCTGCGAGTTGGGCAGGAGGTCGTCCGCGACGCGTTCGACGACGACGCCTTCGACCGCCTCGCCCGTCCGCGACTGCCGCGCACGCAGCATCCCTTCCGCCCGCGTGCGCAGTCGCGTGAGGACGTTTCGCTCCGCACGAGCGGTCCGCAACGGGTCGACCGGTCGATCCTCGACCGGTTGCGGGCGTCGAGCGCCCCGTCCAGAGCGTGCCACCAGGGCCGCGCCCTTCCGTGCGGCGTCGAACCCTGCTCGATCCGCCGGAGCCGCCTCCAGTCCCGTCGCTCGGGCGTACAACCCCGCCGCGGCCAGCACGTCGCGGCGATTCGCTTCGGTCGTCGGCCAGACCCGGATCGGTCGGCCGAGGTTGTCGCGGAAGACGACGCCGCCCGTGATCTCATCGCCAAGCGAGTCCGACCCGGCGTAGCCGAGGAGCCGCGCGCCGTCGCCGTCCTTGATCGCCGACTCGACCGCGGCCGCGGCCGCACCGTCGGTCGCCGGGAAGAGGTACGCGACGTCCGTCCGCGGATCCCAGCGGACGTCGATCGCGTGCCGCTCCATCAGTTCGCGTTCCTCGGGACCGACGTCCCGGATGAACGACGCGCGATCGACCGCGACGGCCGTCTGCGTCGAGTCGCCGGCGAGCATCGCGGCAAGGTCCGCGCGCAGGGCATCGGGTCCGTCTGCCGTGAGCACCGTCTGGCGGTCCCGCTCGACGAGCGCCTCTTCGGCGGAGACTTCGTCCATGGCTGCCGCATCGTCGAGCGCCGGCCGCAGCTCGGCTTCCATCTCGCGCGTGGCTCGACGCACCGCCCGTGATCGAAGGAACTCGAACACCGGAGCGCCGACCACCGCCTGCGCTCCGCCGACGACCGCCGCCCGTCCGGTCTCCGACAGGACGTCGGACAGCGTGTAGGTCGGGTCGTAGCCCTGTGCGAGCTTCGAGGCACCTTGCACGGCCGCAGTAACCGCTTCTTCGGCTCCCTCCGTGACGCCGCTCCGGATCGCACGCGTCGCCATGCCGGACACGCCTTCGGCTGCGGCTGCAGCGGTGAGCTTCGACCAGGCGGACGCGATCAGACCGGGCGCGGCCTTCGCTCCTTGCTTCGCAGTCGCCGCGACCAGCTCCTCAGCGGATTCCTTCGCGAGCCCCTTCGCGACGTCGCCGAGGACGGCCTGCGCAGCCTTGCGGCTCGCGGCCTTGCCGAGCGAGCCGAGGCCGAAGATGCCGCGCGTGAGCACCGTGTCGAGGAACTCCGCGCCGGCTTCGATGCCGCCGGCGACCATGCGGTTCGCCGCACGCTGCGTGCCGCCCGGCAGCTCCGTCGTCGCGAGCCCCATCGCCCGCTCGAGGTCGCGCCGACGCGCCGTGAACCGGTCGAGATCGTCTCCCGCGCTCGTCGCGCCCGTGCCGCCGAACATCGCGAGTCCGGCCGTGAGGGCAATCGGACCGCCCACGATCATGCCGGCGGACGCACCGGTGTTCGTCGCCGCCTCGCCGAGGAAGGAACCGACGCCGCTCGCCCGGCTGCGCGGGTCGTCGGCGACGCCGAACTGCTCGCGGAGCTGCTGCACGAGCGCCATGCGCTGATAGAGCGCCGTCTCTTCGTCGGGGTCGACGCCCGCCCAGTCGAACTTCGAGCCCAGCCAGCGACCGACGACGTTGTCGAGCGCGACCATGCCGAGACCGGCGACGCCGTCCGCGACCAGTCGCCCGGCGCTCGTGAGCGCACCGTCTGCGAGGTCCTTCACTTCACGGACGAGCCAGCCGTCCTGGTCGTCGGGAGCGACGAGCGGCCGTCCCTCCATGAAGTCGAGGAACATCGCGTCGATGCGGTCCTCGTCGACCTCGCCGTAGGTCGCCTTCACTTCCTCGGCCCACACCGACCGCATTTCGGGTAGCCAGCGTTCGCGTTCGAAGGTGAAGTAGCGGTCGACAATCTCCGCCTCGGGCACGCCGGCGAGTCGCGCCTCCTCGGCGAACACCTTTGGATCGGGCTGCAGACGGAACGGCGACGAGCGGAGTCCGCCCGGCAACGTCGACGGAACGGCGAGGACGTCCATTCGGCTCACGGCCGACCTCCCTGCAGATACGACCGCATGAGCGATCGGGCGGGCGAAAGCTGCTCCGTGGAGTTGGTTGCCGTCTCGACCGCGGCGGAACTCGTCGCCGTCGATCGTGACGGGGGCGGAGCCTGCGGTTCGGCCGGAGCTGGAGCGAACGCGTCGAGCACGGTCGACGTCGGAATCCGGCCGCGTCGCGCGAGCGCCCGCACCACGCTCTCGAGGACCGCAGTCGGATCGCTCGGCTCGTGTCCGAGGACGTCCATCGACCACTGGTGCAGATCGGCCGCGTACTCCTGCACGGTGCGTGCGTTGATGTCGGCGGGCTCGGGCACGCGCGGCCCGACCTGCCCGGCGGCGGCAAGCCGCATGAGCGTCTGCGTCGGACCCGCGTCGCTCCCGTCGTCGCGGCCGACGAAGACGTCGAAGAACCCGACGGGCCCGTCGAACGCCTTCGTGAGCGAAGGATCGACGACGAGGGTCGGGAGGGCCTGCAGGTCGAACGCCCGCAGCCGGTCGGCCGCGGTGGCGGTCGGCTCGAACGCACGCTGCATGACCTGGTCGTAGTCGTTCACGAGCCCGCCGACGCGGCGGGTCGTGCGCTTGGTCGCCGGACGACCGCTCAACGCCTGGGCCCGCTGCATCGCAGCACGAGCGGCCGGCGACAATCCTTCGAAGTCCTGCGCGTCCATCCGCACTTCGACCGACTCTTCCTGGCCGAGAAGCTGCCGCAGAATCTGCGTGCGCCGAACGCTCTGCACTTCCGCCGTCGCCCGCGTCGCGAGGCTGCGGCCGCCGTCGCGACCGAGCGACGTGCCGACCTGGGCGAGCGACTGGAGCGCCCGCTCGGGATCGATCCTCGCCTGCATCCGGAGCGCCCTCGCGAGCCCATCCGGAACCTGCCCCTGCATCATGCCGAGCGTCGCCTCGACTTCGCCGACGACGCGCTCGCGGAGCATCTGCTCCTGTGCCATCAGCTCGAACCGCTCGCGTCCGCGCGTGCGGTGCTCGAGGGCGGCCATCCACTGTGGTTCCGACAGCGGGATGACTTGCCGCTCGCCGCGCGAGTCGGTGAACGCAACCGCCGGGCGGCCGTCGACCGCACCGAACTCCAGCGCCTCGAGTCCGCGGAAGTCGCCGTCCGCCAGCCCCCGGAACACGGTCCGTTCATCGACCGGCTCGTCGCCGACGATCTCGGTCGACGGGTCGAAGAGGTGCCGCACCGCGTCGCCCGACTTCTCGATGAACTCGGCGAGGGCGCCGAATCCCCGGCGGACTGCACCGGGCGCCGCCATGCTCGGGATCGGAGCGTCCGCCGCCGGCGTCGTGCTCGGCGGCGTCGATGCGAGCTGCGGCACGCGGGACCTCGCCTCGGGGGTGAGCCCCGCCACGATCCCTGCGAGCGGCTGGCCGCCGTCCACGTCGAGAAGATCAGCCCCTTGAAGTCTGCTCACTGCATCGCTCCCTTCCGGAGCGCGGCGGCGATCGACCCGAGCGGATCGGTCGCGGCGCGTCCGAACGAACTGAACCGCGACGCGAGGCCGCCGAGGAGCGGCTCCGACGCGCTCGGCCGCCGAGCCGTCCGCGTCGGCGTCTGCTTCAACCCGGCGGCGATCCCGGAAAGATCCGCCGAGCGGAAGTTGCGGCGGTCGTACTCCGCGTCCGACTTGTCCTCCTCGCGGTGCATTCGTCGCCGCTTCCGCTCGCTCTCGACCGCGACGTCGGAAAGCTCGCGGGCACGTGCGACGTCCTCGCGGCGTTCGATGATCGCTCGCTCCGCCGCGCGTGCCGTGTCCATGTCGCCGAGCACCCGCTCGAGCTCGATGCGCAGATCAGCGTCGACGCGGCCGAGTTGTCGCGCTTCCTCGATTCGGATGCGGAGTTGCTCGGGCGCACGCTCGAGAAGCTGGTCGAGCACCTTGCCCCGTTGCTCGACCTCGAGCATGCGGGAGCGGCGTTCGTTGCCGAACTGCATTCCGCCGGCGATGCCCGAGCCGAACGCCCGGGTGCCCGGATCGTCCGACTCGCGCAGCCCGGCCGCGATGCCGTTGAGAAAGTCCTGCCCGATCGTCGAACCCGAAAGACTGCCCCTGGACATCGTGCACCTCCAAAGCCCTGTAGCCCTTACCCGCCGCCGCCCCCGAGCATGTTGCCAACCGCTCCGATCGCTCCGCCGAGGAGCGCGGAACCGAGAGTGCCGCTCCGCATCTCGCCGATCCGGTCGCGCTCCGTCTGGTAGATCCGGTCGAGCGCATCCCGGCGGATGCCGGTCCGCATCTGGAGCCCCGCCTCCTGCGCTCCGAGCGCTCCGGAGCCGAACCGCACGAACGCATCCGACACGCCCCGTGCACGCTCGCCGCGGATCGCCGCCGCCGCCGAGAGCGCGTTGCCGTCCAGGCTCGCGCGACCGCGGGCGGCGTCGCCGAGGAGCGACGCCAGTCCGGCGCCGTACTGCTCCAGGACCGCTCCACGCTGCAGCGCTCCCTGCCGGCGGATCGCGTCGACCTGGTCCGCTCCGAAGGACGTTTGGCCGACCCCGGTGAACGCGTTCGCCGCGGTCCGGCGGGCGGCAGCCGCGTCCGTGTCCTGCTCGATCAGCGCGAGCGTCGAGTCGCGGCCGGTGCGGTACTCGCCGATCGCCGCCTCCATGCCGGAGTCGAAGTCGCGGCGCATCGCGCGGTAGCGCTCGTCGTAGTCGGAGAGGAGCGAGTCGTACTCGCTGCGGAGGAGATCCATCGTCGCGGAGCGCTCGGACAGGAACGCTTGCCGCAGCGCGTCGTAGCCCGCTCCAACTTCGGCGCGCAGCCGCTCGAAATCGGTGCCGATGCGCTCCTGCATGGCGCTGAGCGCGCGATTGCGTCGACTCGTGTCCTGTCCGAAGAGATCGCCGAACATCGCCTACTCCCTGTTGGTGCCTCGATCGGGTCCGACCACGTCGACGAGCGCCGAAACGTTCTCAATCGAGAACGGAAACCCCGTGCTCGTCAGCGACAGGTAGATCGCGCCGGCCCGGATGCGGCATCGCCGTCCGCTGTTCCGGCCGACACCGAGGATGCCGACGTCGCGGAGCAACCCGGACGGCATCGAAGAGCCCGACACCGACGCGTAGTCGCCGTTCGCGACGCCGCCCGTCACTTCGAACACCGACCGGTACGAACTCGGGTCGCTGGGAAGAACTGGTACCCCGCCGCTGGTCTGCTGCACGTATTCCTGCCCGGTCGTCGGGTGCGTGATTTCCCACCGCGATTGCACCGCGTCGTAGAGCAACTGCCACGGCGTCGGCCCGGTGTACACCCGCTCGGTGAGCGCGAGGAACTGGTTCGCCGACGTGTACGTGCCGAACGGACGCTGCGCGATCCGCTCGTCGAGCCGGTCGACCGACGACGCCGACGCGCCGCCCGAGTCGACGAACGAACTCGGCACGCTTGCCGCGTTGCCCTGGTCGACGATCGCTTCCTGCGACGGCAACTGGAAGAAGTTGACCGTCTCCGCAGCAAGCCCGATCGCGGACTGCGCGGTGTCGCCGAGCGACGCCACGATCCGCGGAGGCTCCTGCGTCGCATCGAGCTCGGGCGGCGGCACGTAGCGGTCGTCGCCGAGCTGCACGCGGACGTCCCGGAGGAACACGTCCGCCGGTGCGGGCGCTTCGATCGGCCCGAGCGCGACGTGCGCTCGGATCCGCGCCGCTTGCTGAAACTCGGTCGGGATCTGATCCATCGCGCCGACCACCCAGCCGTCGATCGACGTGACGACGTCGCGTGCGACTTCGGAGATCCGGCCGAACTGCGAGCCGAGGAGGATCCGCCCACGCCGCTGCCGCGTCGCAGGAATCGCCGTCACGGAGACGGGACCTGGCTGCATGGGGTCGTAGAGCCGGATCGGCCAGATCGAGTCGGTCGGCAGGTGATAGACGTAGTGGAGGCTCGACGACGGGCTCGCTCGCGTCAGGAGCCACACCCAGCACGCTTGCCGCTCGACGTCGAACACGAGCGCCGCATCCACGAGGGGGGCGTTCGGGTCCGTCGTCTGCGGCGGAGGCTGTTGCGGGTCCGGATCGGGCGGCCCCTGCGTCGGGTCGTATCCCTCGCCGAACTGCGTCGGATCTTCGGCGAATGCGAGCCCGCCTTCACCCAGCACTTCCGCCGGGTTGCCGCCGACGCCGACGCCGAACGTCGTCGTCACCGCGTCCTCGGTCGTCGTCGAAGACGACGTGCCGCCGGCTGCGCTCGCCGTCGTTCCGCCGCCCGCCGCGAACGCCGCGAACGCGGAGCCGAAGTCGAGCCGGAGGAACGCCGTGTCCAGCCGCCCAGCCGTCAGCCTCGAGGCACGATCCACCGCGAAGGTGTTCGGGTTGAGCAAGTACAGACCGTCGGAGCCGAGGACGAACGTCGTCTTTTCCGGGCCGTGACACCACGCACGCGGTCCGACGATGCCGACCGTGCGGCTCATTTCGACCATGCGGGCGTCGCCGAACGCGGGGTCGCTCGTCAGATAGGTCATGCTCGCGGTCGTGCCGAAGAGCAATCCTCGCTCGCCGAACGGCACGATCGCCGTCAACGGTTCGCCGAGCTGGCCGTACCGCCCGGACGTGTCGCCCGTGATCGCGTCTTCCGGCTGAAGCGCGGTTGGCGTCCAGTCGTTCGGGTCGTCAATCTTCGACATCCACCAGTTGTTCGGGATCGTCCGCACGCCGCCGAGGACCAGCCGTGCCCCGAACCGTGCAATCAGCCGCGCTGTTTGGCCGCTCGCCGCAATGCTCGCGGGCGCCGTCCAGACCGACGCCGCCGGCGTCGTGAGCGGGAGCTGCACGCGGACGTAGTTGGTTCCGTCGACGAGGTAGTAGTAGTCGCGGAACTGCACACCTTCGACAATCCCAGTCGTCGAGAGGAGCGGCGAGCCCTGTCCGGATGCGAGAACCGGCGTCAGCTCCGTGGTGCGGAGGGTGTACACAAGCCCGCCCGCGACGATGAGGAGCATTTCCTCGAGCACGCCCGAGACATAGATCGAGTACGTCCCGATGTGCTGAATGATCGGTGGCGTCTCGCCGCCGAAGTCGTAGCGAGCGTTCACGCCAGGGCGCACAGCGATCCGCTGCCGCCCCGTGAACGGGCAGTGCGGAAGCACATTCAGAGCGCTCGGCGTGAACCCCTCCGGCACGCGCGAGAACGCGTTCTGTTCGGTGTAGCCGCGGAGCGGAAGTTGGATCGGCTGATACGGCATCGAGGCGTTCAGCGTGCGCGAATGATGTAGTTGAGGGCGAGGAACGGCTGCAAGTTGGCGTGCGCGCCGCCGCCGCCGGTTTCGTTGATCGCACCGGGCGCAAAGCCCGTGAGGTTCGTGCCAGCGCCCGCGTTGACGTTTGCGAGCGCGTAGCCGCCCCCCGCCGCCGCTGCGGTGTTCTGGCTGTTGAACGTGTGGCGGTGCGCAGGCATCTCGGCGACCGTCAGCGTGTGCGTCTCCGCACCGCCGGTCGCCGCGAGCGGTCGCGCCGTCAGCCCTGCACCGAGCGCCGGCCCGCCGAGGCCCGCGTCGGAGTTGCCGACGGGCACCCGTGCGCGGAGGTCAGGGAGGTTGAACGTCGTGACCCCGTCGCCGGGCCCGTACAGACTGCCGACGAGCGCGAAGAGCGCCGCGTAGGTCGTTCGGCTCACCGCCTGGCCGTTGCACACCAGCCACTCGACGCCGGACGATGTGGGCGGGACCGAACCGTGCGGTCCCGCCCACAAATGCACCGTGCCGATCGGCGTCGCGCCGTCGGCATACCGCTTGTTCGCGATCGTTCCTGCGGCTCCACCGAGCGCCGTGTCGGTCGTCGTTCCGCCGCCCGAGAGCGTCAGCGCACCGACGATGGACACCGTCGAACCGAAGATCGCCGGTCCGGCGGAGGACAGCGCCGTGGTGAACGCCGGACCGTCGATCGGCGCGTAGTTGTTGCCGCCGCCGGTCGGATTCACGAGCGGCGGACAGAGGTAGCCGAGACTGTTCCACGGCGTCGTGCCGTCGCCGGCTTTCAGACGCACTCCCGGCGGGGTCGTGCGTTCGAGCCCGAGCTGGCCGTCAGGCAGCGTCGGGTTCGCCGAGGTCCACGCTGCGGTCGTGTCGCGTCTCGTCTGGATGGTGGTGGTCATGGCGGTACCTGTCGTTCACGGACGATCGCGATGCGCTCGTCCCAGCGGTTGTCGCTTGCGTCGGCGGCGGCCTTGATGTTGCGGCGCAGTGCCTCGAGTTCTTCAGCCGACACCGCACGGCTCGACTCGATGAGCCGCATGCCGCCCCGGACGAGTTCCGTCGCCGCCTGCACCGCCGCGATCACTGCTGCGATCTCCATGAGATTCGTCTCCTGCGTCGCGCATCGACTCGATGCGTCGCCGCTCGATGTCGGCGAGCGCGTCGAGTCCGCCTCGAGCGATCGCCAACCACTGGTCGAAGGTCGTTCCACCGTCCGGGAGCTGCGATTCGGCGACCGCGAGCGCCCGGCGCGCGGTCTGCACGATCACGTCGATCCGGAGGAGTTCGTCGTCGGAGACGGCGCCGGCCGCGTGGAGCGGCAGGACCGTGTCCTGCACCGTCGTGAGCGATTGTCGAGCGATCGCCCAGCGCTGCGTCGGCGAGTCGACCGCGGCACAGCCGCCGCCGGCCACGAGGCATGCGAGAGCCAGCAGGAACGCGAGCACAAGGGCGAGGAGCTTCATCGGCGATTCCTTTCCGCATCGGGTGCTTCGTGCGCTTCGAGCAGGGTGACGCGCTCCGACAACCGCTTCACCTGCGTCGAAAGACTTGCGACGTCGTCGCGGAGACCGGCCACGTCGTCGCGGAGGTCCGACAGGACCTTTTCGACGCCGCGTGCCGCGGAGGACGTCGACGCCGCGGACTGCGCGGAGAAGAACGTGCCGCCGCCCTGCATCAGCACCATCAAGCCCAGAACGAACCAAATCTGCGGGATGCGGACCGTGACGCCGTCTCCGCCGTTGCCGGTCGGGGTCGGCAACCCGCCGACGACCGAAGGTCGCTCGGCGTCGGGCGTCGGCGCACGATCGACGTGCCCAGCGAACATCGCGAGCGAGGGGCGGGGCGCAGCCGCGCCTGGCGCGAGCATGTGACCGAGGAAGGACGGGAGACGCATGGCAGACTCCGCGGAGAGGGGGGGAAGTGACAGGGGACGGCCGATCGGTTGAACACTCAGCCCGGCGCTGCGGCGGTCTTGGACGGCGTCGGCGGCGGTCCTTGGCGCCCGCTCACAGTGACCGTCTCGCCCGGTTGGATCGTGAGCGTGATCGAGCGCTCAAACGCGCCGGCTCCGCCTGGAGGGAGGTAGCGGCCGGTGAGCGTCGCGATGGTCGGCGCGGTGTCCGTTCCGGTCGCCGTGAACACCCATTCGCCGGATGCGGCAGAGGCGTCGACGGTGATCCCGTTCGTTCGGATGGTCGCGCCGGACGCAGACCCGAGCACGGTCGCGGTCAGCGGATAGGGGGTGGTCGTCTTCACCTCGACGAACAGACGAGCGTTGCCGACGTCGACCTGAGGAGCGGCGATCGCGACCGAGAAGATCGCGGCGAGCGCGGCAAGGTATGCGGCGGTGAGAAGCACGACGCGACGGAGCGGGATGTTCAGCATGATGAAGTCTCCAGATCAGAACGTGGGGGAGTAGTCGGGCGCCACCGGGCGCACCAGTTGAAGTCGATACCAGTCGGCCAAGATTCCGCCGGAGACGGCGTGCGCCGTCCCGGCCTTTGACAAGAACCAGCCGTAGCCGAACGTGTCGCCCGCGGCGCCGAGCGTCGCATCGAACGGGATGCGCTCCGTCGTGAGATCCGCGTTCAAGATCGTGTACGTGCCGCTGGATCCGTTCACCTGCCACCGCAGCGTCACGTCGCCGGACGTTGCTCGCTCGACGTCGAGCGAGAGGAACACGTACTGGCCGTCCGTCGGCGCCGACGTGCCCGCGAGCGCGCGCCTCACCTGCACGCCGTCCTTGCGGCTCACGAGATGCCATTGCGTGTCGTTCGTCGCGCCGTCGAACCTGAACTCGAAGTAGATCCCATTCGACGGAACGCCGGTCGCCGAGCCAAGGAAGCCGAGCAACCAGAACTGATGCTGCGAACCCGCGGGCGGGCTGACGCAGCGGAAATACATCTGCTTGCGATACCGCGTGCTCTGGCCGAGCGCAGGCGTCGGAATGCCGTTGAGCAGATCGGTGTGCCCGGTGACAGCGACCTGGCCGGTGTTGTTCGACGTCGTGCCGACGCGCGTCGAATACACGCCGATCATGCGGTCGGAGAACGTCGCCGCGTCGGTCGCCGCGAGCAGTCCCACCGCTCCGCCGTTCGCGGTGCGCTGGAACAGCCCGTTCACGTCGCCGCCGGTCGTCGTCAACGTCGTGAGGAAGTGGCTGAACAGATCGAGCTGCACGCAGCCGTTCGCGAGGAAACGGACCTCGTTGCCGACGACCTGGTCGAGTGCGGCCTGCAGGCCCGTCACGTTGGCGATCGTGTGCGTGTGCGAGGAAAGAGCGAACGTCGCCACAGGCTCGACCGCCGCCGTCCCGAGCCCGAGCGTGGCCCGCTGAGCCGCGGCGTCCGCGTCGTCGAGCAGCGCTCGTCCCGCAGCCGTGATGTCCCCACCGAGAAGCCCTGTTCCGATGCCGCCAGCGAGCTTTGAGGCGCCGATGCCGCCGTCCGCAAGCCCGACGATCGCCAGCGATCCGAGCTGCACCGGGATCGTGTCGCCATTCAGCGTGATGCCGTGCAATGGCGCAATGCTCTGCACCTTGTTGGGCTTCGCAGAGTCGATCGCGTTGATCGCGAGCTGCACCGTGGTCGCCGCCGGATCGACGACCGGAGGCGTGCATCCGATGTGCGTCGCAGCCAGGACGACAGCGCCCGTCTGCCCGTTGACCGAGGACACTGCGCCGCCGCCCGACGCGCCCGAGTTGTAGACGACGTGCCACGCCGCGTGCGTGCCGTCGAGCGTCCCGTCGCGCCGAACGACGAGCGCGATGCGGCCTGCCGCGAGCGTGCCGATGCTCACGCTCGAGGAAGGTCCGCGTGCTCGAAGGTCGACCGATCCGCTCGACACATTGTCGATCCAGAACGTCCGCCCCACCTGCCCGTCAAGCGGGAAGCGCACCGTGCCGCCGGTCCCACCGATGACCTGCTGCACGTTCGAGTTGTCGCCGAGGTCGAGCGTCGTGATCGACGTGTGCAGCGTCGTCGGCCAATGCTCACCGATCCGACGAACGCGGTCCGTCCCGAGAGGCACGAACATCGTGCGCAGACCGAGTGCACCGTAGCGAGTGTTCTCGACGAGCTCGCCCTCGAGTCCCGTTTCTGGAACGGCCTCGCCGAGCAGATCCAGCGGCCGAGCAGGACGGATTGGGCCGATGATCGCGGGCATCAGACAAACCTCCGCGCAGCCGCGCGAAAATCGTCGCCCACCGCGACCATCGACGATCGTCGCGCCACCGTGTAGTCGTTCTGCCACTGACGGCCGTTCACTGGCCACGCACGGTCGCCGACGAACCAGCTTCGGTCGGGGAGGACGCGACCGGCCGCATAGATGCGCGTGTCGATCGCCTGCGTCGTTCCGATCGCCCAGCCCTGAAACGCATGCGACACCAGATGCACCGTGCCGTCCTTGATCGCGACGACGGCCGCTCCAGAGTCGCCCACGTAGACCCCGGTGACGCGTTCGTTGGTGATCGCAAACTCCCGACCACGTGCGATCGGCGACGCCGTCGCGCCGCTCGCATACTGCATGCGGCGGATCTCGGTGATCGTGCCGCGGATCGCGCGACCCTGCCTCTCGATGATCCACAGATCGAGATCGTCGATGGAGATTCGATCCAGAGGCTCCTCGATCGAGAACGCCGGGAGGGAGCATCCGACCGCCGGAAGAGCCCCCTGATATTCGCAGACGCCCGCATCCGGCGGAGCGACCTGCACGCCACCGGCGAGCTGGTTGTACGGGCCGAGGAAGTCGGCATTCGCTCTCGACACGAGCGTGCCGTCGGCAGTGAGCCAACGCAGGGGCGGCAGGGACCAGAGGTCGTTCACCGTCGGCCGAACGCGGTTGATCTGCAACGAGAACCAGAAGTGCATCGCGCCGACAGCCAGCCGCGGCGACACGAACGACAGGCTCGGGTACCGCGGGGTGAACCAATTGGGGAGCTGCGCGAGCGGCGTGCCGCCGGGCGGTTCCGGCGGCACGCCGAAGTCGCCATCGAGGTAGTCGAACGCATCGGGTCCGACGGCCACCTGCCGTGCCGCGACGCCGATCCATTGAAGCGACTCACGAAACGGGTACAGCGCATGCGACGGATTCCAGCCAATCGGGAAGCCGGAATTCCCTGCCCCGTAGAGGTACAGGTCGTCGGTCGCGGGCACGTAGCTCGTGATGTTCACGCCTTGGCCCCTCCGTCGACACCGGAGAACAAGTAGCCGCCATCCGCGAAGAGGGCGCCAGTGAACACGTTGAGCGATGAGCTGAGTGCGAGGAGATCCGCCTGCGACGCGACGTCCATCAGCGGAATCGAGGGGCCGTCTTGCCCGTCGCGACCACGATCCGCGAGGAGCTGCCACGGGGTTGCCGGAGGGATCGCCTCGCCGGGGTCCGACGCAGCGATCCACGATCGGCCGTCGAGACTCACAATGTCGCCGCTCGCGTAGACGTCGCCGCCGATGAACGGCCCTCGCCAGCGGACCGAGCCGGCGTTTCCGCTCGTCAGTATTGAACTGGGCCCGCTCGGGGGAAGCGACTCCGGAAACGTGGCCGCATGCGCGGCCCACCTCCCGGGGGTTCTCTGGTTCTGGTTGTCGCGCGCCATCGCGAGCTGGAAGGTCGGGCCCGTGTCGCACTGCGCGAGCCGCGCCTCCCAGTCGTCGTCCTCGTAGGCCTGCGCGATGACGCGCGCGTACTGAATGAACAGCGTCTCGACGTAGTCGGGGATCGGAAGCACGTGCGTGCCGGCCGTCGCGTCCGACAGCACAGGCCACTGCGAGCGATACCGCAGCAGGATCGCACCCGTCTCGCTCGCGGCCGGAGTCGGCCACAGCTCGATGCGTGCGGACGGCGCGGCGGAGCCGTCCGTCGGTGCCGTCCAGGACACGCACCCAAACATCGACCCGCTCGACCAGTCGGCCGACGAATGCACCCGGAGGGCGTCCATGTGCTCACGCGTCGTCAGCTCGATCGGTTGGCCGCGCGACACCCAGTACAGCTCGCTCACTTCCGCGACGCCCGCCGGAAGAGCGACGAAGTTCTGCCCGGCGACCGTGTTCAGTGTCGTCGACGCGACGTCTCGGAACGACCAATCGCGGCTGAAGAGCCTTTGCCCCGCCTGATTCAGGATCTCGATCAGGCGTCCGTCGACCGTTTGGCCGGCTTCGAGCGACGGCGTGCCGCCGATCGCGCTCGTGATGTGCCGCTTTGCTTGATCGACGGTGAGGGTCATGGCGGAAGTCCCAACTCCGGGGCGGGCGCCGTCCGTGACGCCCGCCCCGGCTGTTGCCAATCAGAGGAATCAGATGCCCGACGCCTGCACCAGCCCGTTGAAGTACACCCAGCCGAACACTTCGGTGGTGGCTGCGCCCTGGTCGGCGTCCGCCCAACGGCCGACGACCGGCGACGTCGCCGCGTACGGCCGCATGCGGCCGAGGACCGCGGCGTCCGTGCCGACGCACAGGACGGTGTTCGCCTTGTTGACGATGATGCTGCCGCCGTTGTTGGTCGTCCGCGACACGCGCCCGCGGAAGAACCCGTTGATGCCGACCATGCCTCGCTGGTTCGCGGCGATCGTCTCGAGGACGATGCCGTAGACCGTCATGTTCGAGGTGTTCGTCGTCGCTGCGAGCGTGCAGCAGGACCACGGCGACGTGTCGCCGCCCGGCAAGAAGCCGGAGCCGGCCTGCGCCCAGTCGAGCTGGACGAGGTCGCCGACGTTGAGCGTGGCACCGTACGTATTGCGGAGAAGCCCCTTGATCTCGTGCGGCTGCACGCCGGGGCCCTGAATGAGTCCGAACATGGGAATGCTCCCGAAGAGCCCCGCCCGGGGCGGAGCGATGTGTTTGGGGGGGCGCCGGTCGGCTTCGTGCGGCCGACCCGCGCCGAAAGGGGGTAGACGGAACGCGATCAGGTCGTGCGCATCGGCGCGATGATGCCGCACCGACGACGGCTGCGGCAGAACAAGTTCCACCAGCAGTCAACGTTCTGCGCCCAGTCGAAGGGCTGTTCCTTCGAGTTGAGCGGCTTGTGCACCTTCATGTAGCGCCGTGCGTGGATCACCGGGCGGAAGAACTGAGCCGGCACCCAGTAGTAGCGTGCGCCCTTGTCGACGGTGTCCGTGCCGAACTCGGTGCCGGAGTTGTCGCAGGCGCTCTGCGCGATGCCGTTGCGCGCAGTGAGCGTGTCGGCGACCGCTGCACCCGACGCCTGCCGCGGATAGATCGCGGCCGTATCGAGGTTCGACGCGTAGCGGACGGGAATGCCCGAGTAGCTCGGCGATCCGTACGCGGCGTCCTGGGCGGAGACCAGCCGGTCGTTGGCAGCCCGCAGCGCCGCCCGGTAGTCGTTCTGCCCGGCGCGGCTCGTGATGATGAGCTGCTGGTTGAGGTCCTGCTGCGTGAAGTACTCCTGCTGCGTGTCGGGCGCCTGGTAGCCGCACCGCAGGAACATGTCGTCGAACGCGCGGAAGAGCGAGTGCACTTCGCGGTTCGCGCTCGATGCGCCGTTCGCGTGGATCGCGTTCGCCGACGTCACCACGGTGGCCGGCGCGTCGTTCAGCGCCGTGAGCGCACGGTTCTTGTCGTACAGCACGACCTGGTTCGACCACTCCGGAACGACGTCCGGGCTCTGACCCATCAAGGTCGAGAAGCCGATCGGAAGTCGGCCGCGCCATTCACCGACCGACGCCGGGAAAAAGTCGATCTCGGTGATGTGCGTGGGGAGCGAGTACGGATCGGTGCCGGAGGCGTCCTCCATCAGCGCCGCGTTGGGCGTCGCCCAGAGGTCGTTCTCGAACCCGTTCAGCATCTCGGTCCAGAGGTCCTGTTCCTTGATGCGCTTGAGGTTCTTGTACGCGACCTTCGCCTGGTCGAGCGACGGGTTGTCGCCGATGTTCAGCTCGATCTCGTGCTCGCTCCAGACCATCGAGGCCATCGAGAAGCGCCAGTCGACTTCGATCGTCCGGGTGACGTCGCGCCGCTGGTAGCTCACCGGGCTGCCGGGAACGTAGTGGCGGTAGCTGCCGCTCGTTCCGACGAGGATGGTGTCCTTAATTTTGTTGCCGCCCTGGACGAGGTCCTTCATGTTGTTGGACTTCATCAGCCGCGACAGGATGTAGTTCCGCTTCTGGACTTCGTTGATGACCTGCTTGGGATTGGTGAGGAACACGGGGCCGGTGGCCGCCATGTAGTCCTGGAACGTCGGGAGTGCGGGCATGGCCCGGTCCTATCTGGGTTACGCGCGTCGTCGCCGCAAGAGTTCCGTGCTCACGTCGACCGCGGTGCGACCCTGCGAAAGCAGGTCGAACGCTGCGTCGGCGTCGTCGATCTCCTCTTCGCGCGATGCGGCGGCCGTTCGCGTCGTGGTCGACGCGGTCGGTCGCGTCGGCTGTGCGCCGACGACCGTGCGAGGCTGAGGAATCGGCCCGGCGATTTCCGCCGCGGCTGCTCGGAACAGCTCGTCGAGCGAGCTGAACGTGCCTGGGTTCTTTCGTCCGAGAGCCGCGGCGCGACTGACGATCGCCTCCGCCGAGGGAGCCTTGTCCCCGTACGCGGTGCGCACAGCGTGCACGACCGCGTCGCTCTGCCGTTGCAGCTCGAGCGCCTGCTGCTCGCGGAGCACGTCTTCGCGGACCGATTGCTTGGTCCGCTCGATCAGTGCCGCCAGCTCCTTGGCGCCCTCCGCCCCGAGCCGAGCCGCGAGCGGACCGTCCTCGACCGTCGGCGACGCTGCCGGATCGCCGTCGGCGATCGGAGCGTCGGCTCGGGAGGGTTCGTCCTGCGCGCCCTTCGTGGGCTTGGGTTGATTCTGGAACGCATCCACGTCCGCCTGTCGCTTCGCCGCCTTGGCTCCCCAGCGAGCGAACTCCTGGGGGTTGTCCTTGCGGATCGCAGCGATCACGGACTCCGGCACGTTGTCGCGCTTGAGCGCACGCACCCACCGCTCGTCGTCGGACGCGCCGGATCCTTCGCCCCTGGCCGGGGCGTCGGTCGTCGCGTCGGCGTCGGTTGCCGGCTGTGCATCTGCCTGTCGCGCCGCGGATGCGGGCGCTTCGTCCCGCTCGCCCTCGAACTGCCGCCAGAAGGCCTCGATTCCGTCCGCCGTCGGTTCGTCGCCGTCCGTCGTGTCGACGTCGGTGGTGCCTGCCACCTGCGTCGACGCGGGGTCCGCGACCGTCGATGCGGTCGATTCGAGCTCGTCCTGGGGCTGGTCCTCGCCGTCTCGGGGCATGGGTCAATCTCGCACGAGATTGTGACGGGCAGCCACGTCCGCTTCGTGGCTGCGGCTCCTGATGATCGGCATGCCCTGGGCGTTCGTCCCGCAGCCCTTCAGGTTCCTCGGGAGCGATCGAGACACGTACGGGTACGTGCGATGCGATCCGTCGTCGACCTGCAGCGGTGCGGCGATGCGCACCCAGACCTTGCCGTCGTGGACGATCGTTTCGCCGATCCGGGGCGCTTTGTCCATCGGGTACGCGCGCTCGATGCGCTTCCGCTGCGGAATCGCTGCGCTTCTGCTGCGCTTCGTGCCGGGCTTCGACTCGCGCACGACCTCTTCGAAGACGTAGACCGGCATCAGCCGGCCCCCCTGGCGACCGCGGCCGCAACACCTGCGGGCGACGTCGGACCGGGGCCGGCGTCGCGGCCGCCGCCGCGGGTGCCGGTGAATCCGGCGAACGCCATCGGATTGCTCGCGCCGACGAGCGTCGGGAGGTTCGGGACGTTGAGCATCCCCCCGATGAGCGAAAGGATCGTCGACCACGGAGCCTTCGGAGCCTGCCCCATTCCGACGGCCGAACGCTCGATGATCTCGAAGAGCTGGAGCGCCCTCGCCTGCAGCACGCCCGCGCTCACGCGCTGCATGCTGTAGGGCTCGATCTCGAGGTCGAGGTCGTCGAACTCGCCTGCACGCACGTTCTTCGACCACAGCGGATTCGTGTCGCCGAGCGCTCGCGCGGCCTCGAGTCCGAGCGGGAACTCGACGCGATCATCGTGCCAGAGATGCCAGGCGACGCGCGTGAGGACGTCGGCGATCGCCGCAGTGAACTGGTTTCCCACGTCGGCCGTCCGCATCGAGGCGCTTCCCTCGGCGACCTGGACTTCGGTCGCCGTCGCGTCGCCGGACACGTTGCCGCGGAGCGCGTCGCTCATGCCGCTCGTGCGGTCGAGCCGCTCCTTCTGGACGCTGGTGTGCAGAAGCTGCTGCTGCGTGATGCCGCCGACCTCGAGCATCTGGATCACGCCGGGAGCGAGCCCCTCCACGGAGAGGATGTACTCGCTGCCCATGTTCTTGATGTCGCGCTGGAGCGTCTTTTTGGCTGCGTCGATCGCGGCGAACCGCTTGTAGCCGACGGCTCCCTGGTGCTGCGTGTTGAGGGCGGCTTCGAAGTCGTCGACCTGCGGCAGCACCGCGACCAGCGGACTGAGCGGATACGGGTCCTCCGGGACGTCGTACACGCCGATCTGCACGTACGGGCCCGATCGCGGGCCCCGAAACGGCTGCGGCTGGCGAAGGAAACCCTCCTTGATCGCGTCGGTGCCGTCGCCGCCCGCCTTGATGAGCGTGTAGATCGTGCCGGTCACTTCGCCCCGCGCGGCAGCCGCGGCTGTCGCAGGATCGGCGAGAAGATCAGGATGCACTTCCGGAATCCACAGCTCGTAGATCGCGACCTGGTGGCGGATCGGAATGTCGCGGGTGTCGCCGAGCACGTCGCGGCGCACCTCGTCGATGCCTTGCTCCGACTGCAGACCTTCGATCGCGACGCGGTTCCACGTCTTGTCGGTCTCCGCCTTTCGCCGCAACTCGTCCAGATCGATCGTCCAGACGTGCCCCGCGTACCGCCACTCCTCCGGATGCGTCGCCGCTGGGTCCGCGAAGAATGTCCCTGGCGAGAGGCGATAGACCCGCGGCAGGTACGGGGCAGTGTCGTCGATGTCGCGATGCCCGTACCGAGGCTCGCTGACGACGAGCCCGACGCCGTAGCCGCCGATCAGCATGTCGGTCGCCAGACGCCGCGCGGTCGACCGGAACTTCACCATGCGCATCCATCGGTCGAGCGCATGCTTCAGTCGCGTAGCGACCGCTTCCTGCTCGAGCGTGCCCGCCTTGATCGCGACCGTCGGCCGATCGAACGCGATCCTCGGCAGCATCAGCGAGAGGTACTCGTAGCTGAAGTTCGCGAGGTCCCGCGGGCCGTTCCCGCTCCAACGGCGGTACGCACTGCCGGCGTAGCGGCTGACGGTGCGGTGGTAGTGCTCGAGATGCTCGTCACGGAACTTCTCGGCGGCTTCGATCTCGGCGACCAGGTCGACCAGTGTGGTGCTCAGCATCAGCGCGCTCTCTTTCGGACCTTCGGTGCGGCCTTCGTCTCGGCGTCGGCTTCCGTACCCGCCTCGGGTTCCGACTCGGTGTCGGTTCCCGTCTCGGCTTCGGGCGGATCCGCAGTCGCCGCCGCTGCCGCGGTGGAAGGCTCCTCCTCCGGAGCACCGAGCGACGACGCGCGAACAAACGTCGGCTCGGCCCACGGCAGCGGCGGCAAGTGCGGAACGAACACCGTCGAGCCGATGCTCAGCTCCTGACACTGCCGACGGATCGCCGCGACGTCCTCGCTGATCGCCGAGCGGTGCTTCTCCCCGCCGACCAGGTGCAGCGTGACGGCGCGATCGTCGCCGTCGAAGTCGATCCGCTGGACCGTCGCCAGGGGGATGTACTGCCGGCACGACACGCGCAGGAGACTCATGCGATCACCTCGTTTCGTCCTCGTCCTCGAGCTCGTCCATCCCGGTCACGGCGCCGTAGCTCCCGGCCGGGTACTTCTCCGCCTTCGGTCGCTCCGCGTATCCGCTTTCCGCCGCGAGCAGAGCGCAGCCGAGCGCGATCACCCGGTCGCCGTGCGCCTCGCGCGCATCCGTCGTGAGGTCGGCCTTCGACGCGAGATCGATCGACCCGTCGGCCATCACGACGTAGCCGAGCATCTCGGCGAACAGCTCCTCCGACCGCGGCTTCGCACGTTCCTGCGTGACCGCCGAACCCACGTCCGTGAGCAACTCGCGTTTCGTCTGCTTCGTCGACTGCCAGCCGACCCGCAGCGTCGCGTGGTCGTGCAGCGTTCCCGACGTCTGCTGGCGATAGAGCGCCCGGTAGCCGGCTCGGTCGAACTCGTGCTGAAGCCCGGCCCCGGGCCCGTTCCGCTCCCAGGCGATCATCGGCAGCCGCGCTCCCTTGAACGGGCCCCTCGCCATGGCCACAGCGATGAGCGCGAGGTCGGTCGGTCCGGTGTGCGGATCGACAAACTCCGCGACCTGCTCCATGCTCTCGACGTCCAGGACGACGATGCACGCGTTCGCGCTCCCGACGCCGTAGGACGGATCCATCCCGAACGCGAAGGTGCGGAACCGCGACCAGCTCGAGTCGAGCACCAGCGGCTCGTACAGCCGCAGCCGACCCCGCTCCTGCGGAACCCAGCGACCGCGGACGACTTCGCCCCGCTGCGCAGGACGCGCGTGCTTCTGCTTCGCCCGCGACACGCGATCGGTCGCGAAGAAGTTCGCTCCGGCCGCGACCGCCGTGTTGAACACGTTCAGCGACAGCGAGATTCGGTCGCGCCCGCGGTCGATCTGCTGCTGCAGCCACGGCGTCCAGATGAACCGCTCGCCGGCAATGCCCGTGACCGAACCGTCCTTGTCGACCCGCTCCTCCGCGCCGCGTCCCTTCTCCGGATGGTCGTGATACTTCAGGCTGACCACACGCGGCACGCCTCGCTCGCGGCCTTCGTTCAGGAGCTGCGAGTAGTACCCGGGCGTCATCACCTGCGTAGAGCATGAGATCCGGCACGCCGTCGTATCGCCGCACGAATCCCAGGCGGCCCGCCCATGCTCCATCGCCGCGTGCTCGTCGAAGAACGCGACGTCCTTGCGGCCCGCGCGACCAAAGTCCGGCGTCGCAGCTTGGCCCGAGATCACCGAGCCGTTCACAGGATTCGCCAGAAGCCGATCGCGCCGGTACTTCCCGCCCGGTCGCAGCGCCTCCGGCGCGGCCGGCAACAGCCACCGAGGCTGCTGCTCGATGATCGCGTCGATCTTCCAGAAGAGGGAGTCCGGCTCGCCGGTCTTGTCGACCATGTCCTCGACGCGAGACCCTAGAAGCGCGAGGAAGTTCGGCTGGAACAACCAGCGGTGCGCCATCAGCGCCACGCCGATCACCCACGACGCGCCCATATCGCGGCTCTTGTCGACAACGACGTCGACGCCAGCCGCAATGCACTCCTCGACCGTGCGGATCGCACGCACCTGGCACGGCCACGGGAGAAGCGGCCACCAGCGTTGCTTCGACGGAACCTCCCGGCCCTCCTGGTCGACGACCTTCGGCCGAAACGTCCAGCACGTCATGCGCATCCACAGAACGGAGTCCGCGGCGAACGCCGCCCGCATGTCGGCCTTCTGGGCCGGCGTCGCTTCGTCCGTCAGCCACCGACGCCGCTCGAGATTCCGAGCGATATCCCACGTCCAGTCCGGTTCGACGTCCGGCGAGGATGGAGCCGCGGCAGCCAATCACGCTGGTCTCCCGGCGGCAGCCGTCCCGCCGCCCGTGGCCCACTGCGCGATCAGCTCACGAGCCCGCTCCGCGTCGCCGGGCCCGATGCCGGCGTGCGGAATCGGTCCTCCGCCCGGACCGCTCAGCTCCGCCGAGACCCGATCGCGATAGACCTGGGGACGCAAGGCCTTCAGCCGGAACACGGCGGCCGTGACCGCACCCTTCGTGACCGTGTCGGCATCGGCGAGCCCGAGCGCGATGTCGTCGAGACGTCGCTCGATCAGATCCGCGATGCCGTCCTTCGCCGCCTCGCAGGCAGCCGCAAACCGGGCGTCCGAGCGTCGCCAGTTCGAAGGCGTCGCGGTCGAGATTCCGACCAGTCGGCATGCACCGTTCCAGCCCCGCTCGCGGAACGCTTCGAGCCACTCCGCTTTCAGGCGCGCGACCTTCGAGGCGGCCGACTTGGTGGGTCGGCCGCCTCGTCGGTTCGCAGAGAGGCCCTTGCTTCGTCGTCGCGCAGCCACGCACTCATTGAGCGCGCGGAGGACCGGCCGTGGCAACGGGTGCGGACGGTCCGCTGCGCCGGTGCTGCGCCGTCGCTGCGCCGTCGCTGCGCGTCTGCTGCGCAGCCACCCGCAGGACGCGCGACAACCGCTGCCGCTCGATCGCTCCCCGATCGATCAGCTCCTCGACCAGACGCGACGCGACGCCACTGTCGACGCCGAGCTCGCGTGCGACGTCGTTCACCGTGCCCGGCACGCCCTCCTGGGCGAGCTTCTCGACGGCTCGAAACGCCTCCACCAATCGCTTCCGGTTGCGGCCGCTCCCTGGCTGCGTCATGGTCGCTCCTTGCGTCAGTCGTCGTTCGTGACCGTGTGTTCGCCTTCGTCGGGCGGCGCCTGCATCCCATCCACCGTTCGATTCGCGAGCGTGAACGCGAGTCCGACGCCGCGATCGATCGCCGCAGTGTCCTCGGGACCGATCCCGGCGCCCGCCAAGCCGGCCGCGACGCCGCCGAGCGCTTGCGCGACGAGATGCGCACGCAGTCCGATCCCGAGGTGCCAGACGTTCAGTTGCGGCACGATGATCGGGTGCACCGGCTGCAGCCGCTTGACGCCCTCGCCCAGTGCCGCCTGCAGCGACCGCACCTGTGCCGCCTGTGCTTCCCGCTGAAGTGCCGCCAATCCGTCCGCGTGGTTTTCGTCCATGAGGTTTCCTTTTTATCCGCCTTAGTTTTCGCCGGTCCGACGCCGCCCGTCCACGAGCGACGCTCACTTTGTCAGCCGAAGTTTGCACCGTTCATGCCGCGTCCCGATGCGACCGCCTCGGGTCCGCTCGCTGCGCATCCGAACTCAACGTCCGTAGTGGGTGCCCTCCAACCCCTCCCGTTCCCGCCGCTGCGTGCGTCGCGGTTCTCGTCGCACGCGAATCGAGACGTCTGGAAGTGCGCCAGTCGCTGCTTCGCCGCGGCGATCACCGTCTCGACGAACGCTCCGTTCGGCTCGAGCCGCTCCCGGCCGCGGCCGAGCGGACCGCGCTGCCACTCGATCGAGAGGCCCACGCTTCGAACGAAACCGCCCGCCGGTCGCCCCTCCTGGTCGATGTGGTTCTGTGCTTCGAACTGCTGCTGCATTCGGTCGTCTCCTCGTCACGCAGTGTCGGCGGTCCGCTTCGCTCGAGCACCGCGCCCGAGCGTCGCCACCACCACCCCCGCAGGGCTCCTCTTTCCGGGCGCCGTCGCGTCGGCTCGGAGCTGCTTGAGCCGTTCGCTGAACGATTCCCACGGCCACTGGCGGAGCGCGTTCAGGATGCAGTCGCGGACGATGTCGTCACGCACGACCCGCAGCTCGCGCAACGTCGTCGCGAGCGATCCGATGCGCCGCCGGACGGCTGCGGCGAACTTGTGCGACCCCGCGACTTCGCCCGAAGCGTTCTGCAGGCGGGCCAGGGCGGTCTTGCAGCTCTCGTGCAGCAACGCGAGCGACGGGATCGGCGGGTCCTCTCCCCGCTCCATCGCAGCCAGCCAGCCAGCCCCAGCCAGCTCCAGCCGGTCGGCGTCGTGCGCGCCCGCGCACGCGACACCGGGCGCTGTACTGGCTGGCTGTTCTCTTTCTCTCTCTCTCTCTGAATGGCACAGCGCAAGCATGCTTGAAGCATCCTCCAGGCATGCTCCTCGCATGCTTGAAGCATCCGGCAACGATGCGTGCGGCACGCGGTGGGCAGCCGTGTAGCGGAGCCGCTCGACGTCGATCGTGAGCCGACCCGACGCCTCCTCGGCATCGGCCGTCGCTGTCCGTCCACCCCATCGAGCGTGCGCTCCGGCGGTCGCGCGACTCTTCGACCGCTCGACGCGGCTCCTCGCCGCCTCGCCTTCCGCGCATGCCCAGGGCGAACGCCAGACGCCGTCGCTTCCCAGCGTGAACAGAGCCGGCGTCGACGCGTCGACCGCGACCGTCAGCGACGCCCACGCGTCACGGCAGCCAGGGACGAGCCGTTCCCGCAGCTCCTCGCTGTCGGGCACGCCGCCGCGAAGGAGCTGCACCCGGACGAGCCGATGCCAGACGCCCTCCTCGGTCGGAGTCAGGTGGCGGAGCATCTCCTCGATGTCCCGCGGCCGGTACGCGACGTAGTCGATTCCTTGCGGCTTAGGCATTGGCACTCCGGCGCTTAGGCCCGTACAGCAGTGTGCGCTCGCGTTCACTGAGGCCGACGTAGACCGAAAAACGACCTCCGTCGTCGTCGTCGTACCAATAGGGCGGCGAACGGCACGCGCACGCGCACAGCTTTCTGTGCAGGCGTTGCGCCAGCCACCGCAGTTCGTGGTTGTAGCGCGTCTTCTCCAACAGCACTTCATTCTCGAATCGAAGTCGATCCATCTGCTTGTCGTAGCGGGCTCTCGCGCGGTTGAAGATCACCCACGCGGCGACGTTGGCAGCAAACGCGATCAGCGCCAGTATCAATTCCATCACGCCCCACCTCCGCCCATGGCGATCCGATCGATGATCCACTCGCCGCAGGCCTTCTGCTCGTGGAACACAGGCAGCCCCAGCTCGCGAGCGGTCTGGACCTCGAAGGCTGCGCCTTGGCTGTCCTCCCAATTTCCGCACGTGAGCACCGCGTCGCAGCTCGCGAGCCACTGAAGATCCGCGACCAGAAAGTCGTTGTCTGCGACGATTCCGCCCATCAACCCGGTGTTCAGGTGCGGAGTGAATGCGCGGCCGCCGTGCGTCCAGACGTAGATCGCGGCGAGCCGCGCGGACCAGATGTTCGCGGCGACCTGAGCTTCGCTGCCGCGGTAGGGCCCGGCGATGTAGACGCAGGGGACGACGGCGCGGCGCCAGTCGGCGACCGAGCGCGGCGACCAGGAGCGGAGCACCCTCGGTGTCGCGACACGCTTACGCATCCAGTTCCTCCTGCTCGTCTGGCGTGTCAAGGACATCGAGGAGCAGCTCCAGCCTCGAGGGCCAATCATGGTGTGCCACGATTCGGAGGCAGTGACGCTTGCACCATTCCTGTTCCAGCCATGGATCGCGCCAGCGGGCAAAGAAACGGATCGTTCCGTTCGCGAGGCGACGTCGCGCCACGACCACGTCGTTGGCGTCGGCCCATGTCTGCATCTTGCCGAGGAGCCAGTTCTCGAATCGACGGCGGCGCTTGCCACTCGGATCAGGGGAGTCGTCGTGGGAAATCTCAGCGCATCCCACGCGCCGACCGCCCTGGGTGAACGTGAGCCCCAGCCTGTCACAGAGCCTCGGGCGTTCGAGCAGATCGCGGATCAAGGTGTAGGGTTCGGTCGTCTGCGTCACGACATGATGCTCCTGATGTGCTCGACCTTCTCGCGCAGTGGATGCGGCTGAAGCTGGTCGCCGCCGTCCGGTGCGTGCACGCGGATGTGCTTCGGGACGTCGTGCATCGCGATCTCGTTGGCCACGGTCAGCTCCGCGAGGATCGCCCGCAGCAGGACTTTCGCTTCGTCGTCAATCAT